TAAGTACATCGACGCCGCCCACCCGGTCGCGGTCGCATACTTAAAACGCGACGTCGACGTTACGACGAAAATGTCCGCTACGGGGATCGATCAGCACTACGACGCCGCCGTCGCACACTGTCATAAAATTAAACGGATCTCGATATCGGCGATACAGCGCGAATTTAAAATCGGATATAACCGGGCTAAAATCATAGTCGATATGATGAACGTCGCAGGGGTTGTTATTGACAAGTCGGCACCGGCACCACCACCACCACCGAAGAAAACAAAAAAACTACACGGCGGAAGTGTGGCTAAAGAGGCTAAAAAAATCGCGCCCGCGCCGACGACGGCGACCGATCCCAATAGTACCGTTTTTCAGGTCCCGGACGATATACAGGTATTCGCTGATATGACAATCCGGGAAGCGGTTCGACAATTTGGTACTGATACTCGTATGGTCGACTGGTTGCGGGCCGTTAAATCAATCGAGGACATTAACGCGAAGCGGATACAGAACGCGGAAAAACAGGGTGTATTAATTAGTAAAGAATTAGTACAGATCGGCGTTATCGATGTATTCAACGCGGCCCATCTAAAATTAATGAAGGACGGCGCGAAAAGTATCGCGGCGGGAGTGATATCGAAACATTTATCCGGGGCTGGTAACGCTGATATCGAGCATTACATATCGGATATACTCGGGTCGTTTATTAAACCAGTTAAAGACAAAATAAAACGGTCGTTAAAAGATGCCTAATATTGATACTATCGGTCTCAAATGGTTAGTTGACGAAGTCGATAACATGCCGGACAAGATCGACCGTGTTACCCCGGTGAAGTACAACGAAGAAACCCGCTACCTACCACAAGGCGTTAGCCCACGTCCCGGTTATATCCGTTACGATCTGTTTCCATTCTTACGCGAGGTTATCGAGTGTTTCGATCCCTTGTCGCCCGTACGCGAAGTTAATTTTATGAAAGGTGTCCAGACCGGATACACAACGTTACTCGAATCGATCCTTTTATATTATATCGGCCACATTAAAACGGCGGCGGTAATGTTTCTAACCGCCGATAAAGAACTCGCGAGCGGGCGCGTAGAAAATAATATTATCCCGATGATTAACGAGAGTGGGTTATCGCATTTAATACGATCCGCCGACGAGGGTAACAGTCGTAAAACGGGTAAGACTAAAGATTTTATTCAGTGGGACGGTGGCGGCTTTATGATTTATAACGGCGCATTAAACGCCGCTAAAATGCGACAGTATTCCGTACCGTTAATGTTAAAAGACGAGTTAGACGGATGGAAAATGGCAATCGGTAAAGACGGTAACAGCGACACGTTAACCGACGCTCGTCTATCCGCATACTGGGACGTACGTAAAATATTACGCGGATCTACACCACTAACCGAGCCGAGTATGATCGGCGACGCTTTTAAACGCGGCGATCAACGGGTATACATGGTTTTATGTAAAGCCTGTTCGTTCCCACAAGTAATTAAACAAGAACATATCGATAAAGAGACCGGAGTTATCGGAGGGTTCCAGTGGGACCACGACGAGAACGGCGTATTAATTTTAGAGTCGGTCCGTTATTGTTGTGCGAATTGTGGACACGAACATTACGAATACGATAAGGAATTTTTATTCGCCGAGGAAAACGGCGCACACTGGGAACCGACTACCCGACCAAAGGAACCCGGAATCCGGTCGTATCATCTACCGTCGTTTTATAGTCCGTTCGGATTCCGCCCGTGGTATAAATGTATATCCGATTATCTCGAAGCGTACGACCCCGAAGCGAAACAAACTAAAAGCATTAGTAAATTACAGGAATATTATAATAATACGTTAGGGGTTCCGTTCAAAGTATCAGGATCTAAAGTAAGATTTACTAGCGTGTCGGGCCACCGTCGCGCGGCTTATCATTTAGGCGAAATACCTAACAAATATGCGATCAAATATTCGGGATCGTGTATATTATTTTTAACTTGTCTCGTCGACGTACATAAAAATAATTTAGCGGTCGGCGTATTCGGTATTACCCGAGACGGTCGTCAGTATTTAATTGATTACTGGCGATTCGAACGTAAAGACGACGAGGACGAATGTAACGAATTAACCTCGCCGGTATGGGGTCGACTACGTTCGTTAATTGAGGAAAAAGAATATACAGCCGACGACGGTAAAAAATACGGGGTCACGATAACACTCGTCGACGCCGGTTACGCTAACGATACTGTTACGACATTTTGTAGCGATTACGAGTCGGGTGTATATCCGATACTCGGGCGCGACCGCCCGGCAAAAAATCAGCGTATATCAGAGTTCGCGGAATTTACTACGCAAGCGGGAACCGTGGGTTATAAAATAACAGTCGACCATTATAAAGATCGTCTCGCCCCGGTGTTACGTCGTGAGTGGATCGAGGAAAACGGCGAACAGCCGATTTACCATTTTAACGCCCCGGTCGATACAACCGATAAGCAATTAAAGGAACTCACCGTCGAGACTCGTAAAGAAAAGGTCGACGAGAACACCGGGAATACGTCGTATTTTTGGCACCGACCCGGTAACGCGCGTAACGAGTTATGGGACCTTACCGTATACAATAACGCCGCCGTCGATGTGTTCGCGTGGGCGATCTGTATACAGCATTTCGAGCTTGAAACTATCGAATGGTCTAAATTTTGGGATTATCTCGAAGAAAACCCGCTTTACTATTTAGAAAAATGACGTATACTCTTTTTTACATTTCCGAATAACAGCAACCGGGCCGGACTTATCATGTAATGGACACCGCATTTATTCAAGCACGTATCGACGCGACTGAATTAGCTATCGTAGCATACGAGGACGCTATTACCGCGCTCGGTACCAGTAACATACAATCGTACGAACTCGACACCGGTCAGGATCGACAACGAGTAACCCGCGCCGACGTAAAAGATTTAAACGCGGTATTAGATTCGTTAATGAACCGGTTAACTACTTACGAAGCAAGGCTTAACGGTGGTAGCGTAACAGTGAGGCCCGGATGGTAAACCCAACATTACAACAGAAAGTAGCGGCGGCGATTGGCGGCGGCGTTAACTTCGACGACGTTGTACTCCCGGCGTTAAATTCCGTCGGTGGTATTAGTCTCGACGATCTATCAGCGTACGCCGGACAAACCGGGTCGAGCGCGTTCGAAAATTCACTGTATGACGGATCTAAATTTAGCGGCGGATTCGGTGCTACTCAAATACAGAACGTCGATTACTGGACATTACGCGCGAGATCCGCGCAACTATTCAACGAGAATTTATACGCCCGTGGTTTAATCCGCCGTCTCATTACGAACGAAGTCGGACCGGGACTATTACCCGAGGCCGCGCCCGACGAAAATATCCTCGGTGTCGCCGAGGATAGTCTAGTCGATTGGTCCGAAACGACCGAAAATCGTTTCGGTATATGGGGTAAAAATCCTAACGTATGCGATTATAAAAAAACTAATACGTGGGGTAAATTACAACGGTATGTTAAATCCGAGGCGTATATCGAGGGTGACATACTCGTCGTATTACGACAATCGTCGGCGACTAGATTACCCGCGATACAATTAATCAGCGGTCGAAATGTACAGACCCCGTTAATGGGTGATTATAGTCTCCGTAAGGGTCACTCGATTAAACACGGTGTCGAAATGGATCGACGTAACCGGGTCGTCGCACACTGGATAAGACAAACCGACGGAAGTTATAAACGTCTCGCCGCGTTCGGTGAAAAATCAGGCCGTCGTATATCGTGGTTAGTCTATGGTACCGATAAACGTCTCGACGATATACGCGGACAACCATTATTAGCTATCGTCCTACAGTCGTTAAAAGAGATCGACCGTTACCGCGATAGTACACAACGTAAAGCCGTAATTAATTCTATACTCGCTATGTTTATTAAAAAAGGCGAGGATAAAATGGGTACGCTACCGATTACCGGTGGCGCGGTTCGTAAAGGGACCACCACGACGACCGACCTCGACGGGTCGACACGTAGTTTTAAAATTGCGGATCAGATCCCCGGTTTAGTAATGGAAGAACTACAACAAGGCGAGGAACCCGTCGGGTTCGACGGTAAAGGAACGGACGTTAATTTCCCAGTATTCGAAGCCGCTATTATTCAGGCCGTCGCGTGGGCGAATGAAGTACCACCCGAGATCCTAACGCTCGCATTTTCAAATAATTACAGCGCGTCTCAGGCCGCTATTAACGAATTTAAAATTTATCTTAATCGTGTATGGGTCGATTTCGGAGAAACATTTTGTACCCCGATTTATACCGAGTGGTTAATCGCCGAAACGTTATTGCAGAAAATAACCGCGCCGGGTTTACTCGAATCGTGGAGACGTTTAAATCAGTATGATAAATTCGGCGCATGGACCTCGGTCGAATGGTACGGATCAATTAAGCCGTCGACCGATATGTTAAAACAGGCTAAAGGTAGCGAACTACTCGTTAAAAACGCATGGTCTACAAATGCTCGCGAGGCCCGTATTACTACCGGTACTAAATTTAGTAAAAACGTTAAACGGATAAAAGCCGAAAACGCACAATTAGCCGAAGCGCTCGAACCGATGCTCGCACTAAAACAAAAATACGGCGAGAGTGGTGTCGAGGATGCGATAACCGCGCTCGGTGATGATATCGGCGCACAATTAACGGACGCGTTAGATAATGCTAGGTAATTTTTACGATACAGCATTAAAGAAAGCGGGTGTTGCTGTAAATTATATCAAGGATATAGCGACAACTAATAACGCGATACACGTCGTGTTAAATGACGGATTCGGTAATCCGATAAACGCTTTTTTTAATGCCGCCACCGGGAAATTTGCATTAGACATACATGACGCGGACGTCCATAATGTCGGTGTTAATAAATACCTACATCAACATTCTGGTGTTTCTACAACGTTGTCTGTCGACAGTGCTGTAAATGATTATCAAATTAATGTAGCTGATACGACGGGTTTTATTGTTGGAAACGCGTTACATATTAACACAACCGTTACAGAACCTACCCACCCTATAATTACGGCAATAACTCCCGGTGCGCCCGGCGTGTTTACACTAGATAGACGTTTAGATATAGCGCACTTGATCGACGACGAGATTGAGCTTTCCGTTATCGATCTAGCGTCACAAGTAGGCACGTTAGCTGCCCCACAAATATATTGGGCGGGACCAGATCCCGGCGAAGTGTGGCATATCGAAACTCTTACGTTAGCTATGGGTCATAGTTCGGCGGGAGATTTGGGGTTGTTTGGTAATTTGACCAAGTTAACTAACGGTGTAATTCTCAGATTAAAGATTGATGGTAATTATGGAACACTTACAAACTGGAAAACTAACGGTGATATTGATGTAGATACCGGTAATGTCAAATTCCCCGTAAGGTCGGGTGGTGGGGGAACACATGGTACAACTACTACAGGTCCGTTCAAAGATAGAACAGGATCTATAATTAGGCTCGACGGTGACAAAGGTGACAGGTTTGAAGTATACAATCAGGAAGATTTAACAGATATAATTTTTTGGAATATGAAAGTACAAGGACACTTAGAGGGTTAATCGTTGACGTTTAGTGTATTAATCGTTATTGTATGGGTAATTTTAAGAGGTTACGACTATGTGGTTATTAGAGAACAGCGTACGCCGGGCTATTGAACAGGCGCAAACCGCCGGTATAACTCCGACGTTCGAACAGCAACAGAGTTTCGAAGCGAGTCATATTACCGCGTTTAATGACGACGGCGGATCTCGACTATTAACGCTCGCCGGTAACAGCGCGGAAATTTCGATTAAAGGTGTTTTGACTAAATCGCCCAGTTTTTTAGCTATGATTTTCGGCGGCGGTAACACTACATACCCTGAAATTATTAGCGCACTCGCCGAAGCAGATCAAGACGACAACGTTACGAACGCGACATTAAAAATCGACAGTCCCGGCGGAAATTTCGAGGGGCTATTCGATACACTCGAAGCGATTAACAAATTTAGTAAACCTATTGTCGCGGTAATATCTAACGTATGCGCGAGCGCGGCGTACGCTATAGCGTCTCAGGCCGATAATATTACCGCGACTAATCACGCGGTTTTAGTCGGTAGTATTGGCGTCGCGGCGGATATCCAGATCGACGAAAGCACCGTTACTATTACCAGTACCGACGCGCCACATAAACGCCCGGACGTAACAACCGAGGAAGGCGTCGCAGTTATACGAGAACAGTTAGACGCTATGCACGACATATTCGTCGATGCTATCTCAGCGGGTCGTGGCGTTACGACTAAAGAAATTAACACCATGTTCGGGCTAGGCGCTACAGTCTTAGCGAACGAGGCGTTACGACGTGGTATGATCGACGCGGTGGCGAAACCTTCGCTATCGACTGTTAATCGTATTAAAACTACCGCCGAAAGCGGGAATATAACAGAGGATGAAAGTATGGATATGAAAACTTTAAAAGCCTCCCACCCCGACCTATTTAGTGCGGCGGTAGCGGAAGGTGTAACAGGTGAGCGCGACCGTGTCATCGCTCATTTAACAATGGGCGAGTCGTCCGGTGCTATGGAAACCGCTATCGGTGCCATTAAAGCCGGTGACGTTATGACCGCAACATTGCAGGCGACCTATATGTCGGCGGGTATGGCCCGTACGGACGTCGGTAATCGTGGTAATGACGACGACGACGCGGGTAACGCGGCGGACGACGTAGACACCGATACTGGTAATGTCGACGCCGCCGATACAGTGGCCGCTATGGTCGAAACTCAACTCGGTACAGTAACCGCATAAACTGGGAGTAACTATCATGGTAATGGCAGTAGAAAACGTAGATTTAGGTAGCGTAATCCTTAAAGACGCACAACACCGCGACGATACGGTAACGTTCGCCGGGGCCGATACATTCGCCGAGGGTACTATCCTCGCTCGTCGTTCCGTCGCTATCGCTGTAACAGCGTCGGCGGTAACTGGAACCGGCGACGGCACCGTTACACTTGCTACCGTAGTAGCGGGTCAGATTGTACCCGTTGTGGGCGCGTACGTGCTTACGTGTACCGAAGGTGGTATTACACACGGTGGCGTATTTAATTTGGTAGATCCTAACGGCGCACAAGTCGCGGCGGGTTTAACAATGACACCGGGCGCGGGTGGTACTACCGTAATCGAAGCCGCCGGGCTACAATTTACGATAACCGACGGTGGTACCGATTTTGTCGCCGCCGATTTCTTCACGTTGACAGTCGCCGCCGACGGTAAACTCGTTCCGTTTAGTCTAACGGGTGCCGGTGGTGAACAAATACCACTAGCCGTATTAACTTACGACGTTACTAAAGCAGGGGCCGGCGATGAACCTATCCGCGCTATGGTTGCCGGTGATGTTCGTAAAGAACGACTGATTATCGACGCCGACGGAGACGATAGTAATGTCGACGCCGCCGTCATCGATCAGTTACGTCATTTCGGCATTGTGGCTATTAACGTTAGCGAACTGAATATCCCAGATAATCAGTAAGCAACATTAATCATAATTTTTAATTTTTAAGGAGACATAAAATGTCTGATTCAAGCACTAAAAAAATGCTCGCGGCCTATATCCAAATGGCGGCCCCGATGTTATTTTTATCGGGATTGTTTAAATCCCCCGCCGTCAATTTCCATACGACCGAGGAAGTCGAAATTGATATCGTTCGATCCGACGAGGACGTCGCTATCGTAATTCAGGATCTATCATCTGGGCACCGTATGAACGGTACGGATCTGTATACGAATAAAGGCTTTAAACCGCCTATCTTTAAAGAGGCCGTACCGCTAAACGCGTTCGATCTACTTAAACGTATGCCGGGCGATAATCCGTTCCAGTCGCCGAGTTTCCGCGCGAATCTCATTACTCGTATGTTTAATGCTATGACGAAAGTCGAGGCGAAAATCCGTCGTTCGATAGAACTACAGGCGTCGCAAGTTTTACAGACTGGTATCGTAACGTTAGCCGACGAAAACGGTACTACGTTGTATACACTGGACTATAAACCTAAAGCGACTCATTTCCCGGATGCGGGTATCGCGTGGGGTGGTGCGACTTCGGTACCACTTAACGACTTGAACGCGTTAGCCGAAGTTATTCGTAACGACGGTCTAGGCGATCCCGACGAGTTAATTTTCGGGTCGACCGCGTGGAACTTGTTTATACAGGACGATAGTGTTAAAGAACTGCTCGATAATCGTCGTATGGATCTAGGCGCAGTAGTACCACAGGAAAAACGTAATAACGGTGGTACGTATAAAGGCTGGATTCAGATCGGTAATTACCGTTTCGATATGTGGAGTTATGGCGCACGTTATAAGCATCCACAAACAGGCGTTAAAACCATGTTCGTCGATCCTGATAAAGTTATTATGCGCGATAGCTCGGGTCGTCTCGACGCTACGTTCGGTGCTATTCCGAATATCGGTAAACTGCTCGGTGAAATGGGTCCTAACCTGTTACCCGAACTACCTAGCCGTATTAGTAATACAGCCGGGGGTATGGATCTACACGCTAACGCATGGTTATCGAATGACGGCGAACAGTTGTTTGGTGGCGTCGGTGCGCGTCCGTTGATGATCCCTACCGCTATCGATACGTTCGGGTGTTTAAATACACAACCGTAATGATCTGATGTTGTAAAAAGCGAAATAGCGGGACATTAAACACACCGCTATTTTTTAAAGTTAATAAACATAGGGTTTATGTCATGCCAAAAAATAAAGATCTAATTAACGAAATTAATATCGTCGCTACCGAGAAAGGTGTCGACGTTCCAGTTACCGAAGATAAGAGCAATATCGAACTCGTCGGTATTCTTAAAGGTTTGAAAACACCACCGCCGCCATCGGAAGCCGACGCCAAAGCAGAAGCCGACGCCAAAGCAGAAGTCGACGCCA